CTGTTTGTTGTCGTTTCGTAACGACATCTCACCTTTTTCAAGGTGAGTCCTGGACCAACGCACTTCATTAGAGGTTTGGGTAACTTCTAACGTGCGTTCTAACAGCACATCTCAACCCTCGGTGAATATTATGCGCGGAATCGGAATTGCTTGCTTGTTGTCTTTACTCATTTGGGTAGCCTTAGGGCTCCTTTGGGGTAAAGACCTGGCTAACGTGTTCCGAGGTGCCGCGTATAATACCGAGAAAGTTGAGAGTATTGACTTTGAAATTCGGAATTCTCCGTTCTGGAGCCCCGGATCCACAGTCAATATTTGTCTTGATTCCTTAAAAGAGGAGTTAGGACAATGACGACAGGTAGTCGGAGTACGGGAATTGACCCGAATTCTCAGAGCTTCTCATCTGTCGGTTTCAGGAAAACCTGGACCGGCGCCGATGGGAAATTTGAGACTTCCTCCGATGGGACCAGACAGATAAAGTGGAATAATTACACAATGTCTGTTAGGTCCCGTTTGCGACCGCTCAACAAATGGGATCTTTATTCCGTTTATGTTGGGCCTCCTGACGGGGGGTCGCACCCCCTGTATCATGACGGTCTGACGGATTTCTATGTGTCTCACGTAGTGAATCCGGATATCAACGAGCTTAAGTTCGACGAAAACGAAGATCTTAAGTTGTTGAATCGCCTTGCAGCAAAAGTCAAGGACCACGAGTTCAATCTCGGGGTATCTTTGGCCGAGCTCAAGGAGTTCGTTCCGATGGTCGCAGATCGCCTGACTAAGCTTGCGAAAGCCGTCCGTGCTGTGAAGCACGGTGATTTCGCTACTGCCGCAAGGCAGTTTGGGTCAAGTGTCGGTCGTCTGAAAACCTTGAATAAGAAGGGGCGGAAGACTCGAACGTCTGCCGCTACTCCCCTTAAGGGTTCAGATATTCCCGACATGTGGCTGGAGCTGCAGTATGGCTGGCTTCCCTCGATCAATGACATCTACGAAGGCTCGAAAGCTTTCGAAGCTCTGTCAAACGGTCCTAGGAAGTCTGTTGTCACTGCGAGCATATGGAAGGGTACTACGTTTAATGCCTCTACTTCGCCTTCTTCGTACCAAGCAATGGTGCAACAGAAGTTGAAGCGGTATCTGACGTACGAAATAAAAGAGGAGCTTAGCGCTCCCCGTCAACTGGGTCTTGCTGACCCGGCCTCCATAGCATGGGAACTTCTCCCATGGTCTTTTGTGTTGGATTGGTCTCTCCCCATTGGGGATTACCTCTCCGCCTTAGGTACGATACCGTATCTCAAGGGTAGGTTCCTGCGCACAACTGTACGCCGATACGCTGGGTTCTACGACATCAAGTACACCGGACGCCCTTGGGGTCCAAATTGGTTTACTTATGCCGTTCCTCCTTTTCCCGATACGGATAGACTCCGTGCTGTGGAGATGGAAAGAACCGTTCTTAGCAGTCTTTCTATACAAGTGCCCTTCCCTAAATTTAAGGGAATCAAGGACATTGTATTTGCTAAGAATCGTCTCGCCAACGCCAGCGCATTACTCCATTCGGCCTTCGCAAGCGGCGCAGTTACACTTCGCAAGAAGTGATATTGCGTTCTTGGAGACTTTTACGGAGGTAAACTGGACTTCGTCTGGTTCTTCTGTGATTGCTCCTTTACCCATCCACTGGTCTAACAGACCTAAAAGGTAGTGCTCATATGAGTGCGATGACTAACATCCTTGTTAAGGATGACGCCTCGACTCCGGTCGAGTTCACGCTGAAGCCGATCACCGATAATCCGAACCCTCAGTGGCGTTCGATGATTGCGAATGTTCCCCTCGCGGGGCAGATTCGTTTTTCATCTGACGTCGTTCAGGTTAAGAGCGGTGATTGGAAAATCAGCGCAAAGTTGGAGGTCCCCGTTATGGAGACCCTGGGTGCGTCCGGCACCTCGGCAGGTTACGTTGCTCCTCCGAAAGTCGCTTACGTTGATACGATCATCATGACGATGTTCGCCAACGCTCGCTCTACTTCGGCGGATCGCGCAAATCTGCTTAAGATGATGACCGGTATTATCCAGGGTGCCAGCAGCACGACTGCTACTGGTGTCCTGGTTAACACGTCGGCCGGTGATGCATGGAAGAACTCCGTGCTCCCCGCGCCTGCGCTGTTTATCGGTCTCGAGATCCCGTCGTAAGATAGGATCGGTGCCTACTTTTTGTCCGGTATAACACCGGGAAGGATACACATAATGTGTGTTACACAAAAGCAAATCGACGAAGGTTCCTGGCCCGTGTTTACGTATGGCGGTAAGACCTATTTCTCAGTTGAGGATTTAAGGTCCGACTACCTTGCGTTTAGACACTTCTATGGCCGGGTTCTCGCCTTTAAGGCGGCTTACGATAATCTTGTTCGTGAATTCGAACAAGATTCCGAGGATTCCCTCGGTCAAGTACGTGAGTCGCCCTGGTTGAAAAGGTGAAATTCTTCGTTGATTGGACTCATCCACGGGGGGTAGACGAAAGTATTTCGTTTATTCTTCAAACCTCCGCCGTCCTAGCTGATTTGGGAGGGCCGCTTTCTCGGAGCATGCATCAGCATGTCCTCGAGAGAGATTGGCTCTCTCTTGTCAATCGTAAGATTGACTATCAGGAGGGCTTAGATGTAGCCGACGTCCGTTATGCCAGGTCGATACAAGCTCTTGTTTCCAAGCAAGACTTCTTAGACCTCGGTATTGACGTACGTCAGGCTGCCTTTACGTCCTTCTTGAAGGCTGAGGAACGATGTCTAGAGACCAATAATCGGCTTAGTTCCGGACGCCCTTGTGGGCGCGTAAGCGTGGTATCCCACTACGCTTCACGTAAAATATCCGAGATACTAGGACGAGTACCGTCTTTGGATAGTCTATCGTTCTCTTACGGACCAGGGGCTTCAACCAACGTGAAAGGTACTGAGGCTTCGCCTTATGCGAAGCTCAGCGCCAGTCCTATGTGCAGCGAAGATATGCTGCCATACGTGGGTGAATTCCTAGCAGAGTTCCCCTTTCTTACAGAACATCATGGCATTAAAGACCCCACTTGCTTTCCGTTGTCATGGGAAGCAGAGGTGGTTAAGTCAATCGTGCCAGTTCATGTGAGCTATGGTAAGCTAACATTCGTTCCGAAGAATGCCAAGACGATGCGGCCTATAGTGATCGAACCTGTACTCAATGGGCTTGCCCAGAAGGGTATTGGTTCGTTTATAAAAGACCGACTACATCTAATAGCAAACCTCAACCTTAGGGACCAAACGAGGAACCGTGAGGCAGCCTACAGGGGATCTATTGATGGCTCCTTAGCCACCGTAGACCTTGCAAGTGCTTCTGATACTCTTTCCCTGGGTTGCGTCGCTGAGCTGCTTCCATACGAATGGTTCGACTTTTTGGGTCGATATCGTACTGGAACAGTGGAAACCGATACAGGTGACACTATCGAGCTAGAGAAATTTAGTTCGATGGGGAACGGCTATACCTTTGAGCTAGAATCCCTTATCTTTTGGGGATTGGCTTATGGGTGTTGCCGTGCTCTTGACCTGGATCTTAGCGAAGTCAGCGTGTTCGGTGATGATATCATCGTTCCGACCGCAGCTTTTGACCTCCTTAGGGAGTGTCTAGACTGGTATGGTTTTGAGGTTAATACCGACAAATCATACTGGTCCGGTTCCTTTCGGGAATCATGCGGTGCTGACTGGTTTCGGGGTTCGGACGTCCGGCCGTTCTATCTGCGCAAGCAGATAAGCGACCAGGTCCTCTACTCGTTCCATAATTGGGCAATGAGGAACTGCGAGCGCGAGCTTGCAGCCTCCATACTCAAGTGGACATATGAGCCTTTACGTCTATTTGGCCCTGACGGTTATGGGGATGGTCACCTCCTTGGTGATTATTCTCTACGATCCGGCAGACGGCTGCGTAGGCTAGGGTTTGAGGGAGGATTCTTTGACACCTATAGCTCTCGACCAAAACGCCTTAAGAAGCGTCGGCCGGGAGATTGGCTCTACCCTGGGTATAGTGTTTACACTAGATCCGGAGCAGAAGGCCCGTCCGATCCCTTTGTTATAAGGGGATCTTCGGGGTATGTCAAGTCGTCTATCTACACATTGGCCACCGGGATATTTATCCGGTGATTTAAACGCCTTCTTGGCGTGCGGACCTTGTCCTGACACTACGGAAAGACGTGTGGAGTCCCGGTAGAAATATCGGGTTGTTTATGG